GAGAAGGACACGAAAGACTTGACTGGTATGGCATCAGCACAGGTTATTGGTGTGACGAATGTTACTGGTCTAATCGCTACAAATTCAAGAGGCAAAGGTATGCGACACAGGAATATGATGGCTTTGGAGAAAGACTATCAGACGACTATTAAATATAAACTTTGGCGTAAAAAGTCTTTACTTATCAACAAAAAACACCACCAAATTAGGTGGTTTTTTTTTGTCTTGTAATGTAAAAAAACAAGCAAAAAACTATCACTTTGAAAGAGAATTCAAAATCAATTCTAAGGGCATTTAAATCACTTCTAAGACACTTTCTCTTGTCTGTAATATATACATATCAAAATTTGGAGAAGTGCCATTAAAACAAAAATTCCTTCGTAGAGTTTTTCACAATTTTTGATAAAAAATTTCTTATTGTTCCACGTGAAACAAGTGACATTTTTTTTCATTTTGGTTGATGATTATCTAAATCGCGAATAAAAAAAATCCAAACTTGAATTTAGAACCCTGTCATTTTGATGGGGTTTTTTATTAACATTTGTTTATATAATTCTTTTTGTTTATTTTGGTATAAATTTAAAATTAATATTATGAATAAAATAACAAATACATTAATAGAGTTAAAATCAGTAGGTTCAGTATTAGATACCGAAACTGGTTATATTTATCCTTTGAATCAAGATGATACAGTAGATTATACTTTTGGAATTTCTTTAAAAAATGAAGAAGTTTCAAGTGATTGGTATAATGGATTGTCAGTTGAAGATTTTAAAAAAGTTGATAATTTTCTAAACCTTAAATAAAAAAAATATGAAAACACTTATTGAAAACATTGAAAAACTAAACGACAAAATTTCACTTTCGGAAGATTTACGAAAAAAAGAATATTTAGAAGCTGAAGAAAAGTTGATAGACGCTTCAACAAGTTACCATTGTAACTTAGTCAGAGAGATTTGGAATCTTCTTGACGAAAAGATTCAAAACACTTGCAACATTTTTATTGACACGCAAGAACACTATGTTGATTTAAATTGTGCAAGAGCTTTTTATCACGAAGTTATCAGCCAAAACATTTGGCTTGGCAGAGATTTGAATGACAACTTTGAAGCGTTTAACACTGATACGAAACTTCAAACTGATAGAAGATTCATTATATCAATCAAAAAAAATTACGCTAAGAAGAAATTAGTTGTCAATGTAAAACTCATAACACCTTGTGATTTTATCACAAGAGCATCAGCAGGAACAATGTTCACTCAACAAGAAATTGACAGAGAAGAAGAAGAAGGTTTCAGCTATGGTGCTTACAACGAAGATTACAGACTTAAAGTTGCAGAAACTCTTGAAATGCAAAATTATTTTGCAGATACAAAGGTCAAACTTGTGAATGATATTCAAGAAATCTTAGAAGAAGAAAACTGGTTGTCAATTGCAAAAAAGAACGCAAACAAATCTGTAAATCAAACAAGGGATATTTTTTATGATTTAGAAAAACAGTATAAAAATCAAATTCAAACCTTGAAAAAAGACTATGTCTCTGAATTAGTTGGAAGCTCAATTGAACTACCAGCCAATATGGAGTTGTCTGTTGGTAAAAATAAAACAACAACATTTTACGCAATCACCAAAATGGAATTGCTTAAAAAAACCAATAAAGGTTACAAGGTCAATTTATACACAAGTAAACAAATTGAAGATAAAACTAAATTTGTATTACGAGCTAAGGATGTCATTCTAAAAGAAGTAGTAGTAGAAGATTTTTTTGACACTGCTCTTTATGTTTCTATAAATCAAAATAAAATAGAATTACATAAGACCATAGAAGATTGGAGAAAAGAAAACCATAAACTTCTTCACCAAGCTCAAATGAGTTCACACATCAAGATTACTGAACTGAAATCATTTAGAAAATTGTATGACACTGTTAAAGGTGTATATTTTGAAAGGGCTATTAGATACTATCGTAAAGGTTACGAAAATGCGTTTAAAATCAAACGCGGGTTAATTTGGCAAAATTTTGACTATTATTTAACAACACATTTCAGTGATTTAAGAGATGCTCAAACAAGTTAAAAAATAAAGTAGATTTTAATTAATTAAAGCCACTCATCCGAGTGGTTTTTTTTTGTGCAAAAAGAAGCTATTTTTACGATATATTAATATGAAGATTATAACTTTAGCAAGCTCTCAAACATTTCAAGTCATACCAAGAAATTATGTTTCAGACGTGAATATTGTGATTAGAGACGAACAGTTGAATAAAGATTTTACGTTTAGCACAACCGCTTCAACAAGCAGAGATATTTTAAGTTTTACAACAACTTATACTTCAAGCGGAAGCAGTATTTTCAAAGAAGGACGATTTTATGACTTGACTGTAAAAGACTCAAGTGATAATATTATTTATAAAGACAAAATATTTTCAACCGCTCAAACAATAAATCAATCAAACAACAACTATTATGATATTAACAAAGATGAATATAATTTTGACGACGCGACAAGCTCTCACGACACTGAATATATAATAGTATGAGCGATATAAGATTTATCCAATTAAATAGTTATACAACACCAAAAGTTACGGAAGTTAAAAATCGTGATTTTGTTTCTTATGGTGAAGATAATAATTACTTCCAGTATTTGATAGATAGATATAACGGAAGTCCTACAAACAACGCAATTATCAACGCCATTTCAGAAATGATTTATGGAAAAGGGCTGGACGCAACTGATAGCAATAGAAAGCCAGACCAATATGCTCAAATGATTTCACTTTTTAAAAGCGATGTGATTAGAAAAGTGTGTTATGATTTAAAATTAATGGGACAGTGTGCTTTGCAAATTATCTATTCAAAAGATAGAAAACGAATTGCACAAGTTGCTCATATACCAGTTGAAACTCTACGAGCTGAAAAAGCAGGTTCAAAAGGTGAAGTAGAAGCATATTATTATTTTAAAGATTGGAGTAAATACAAATACAATGATACATTAAAAAGAATACCAGCTTTTCAAACAAGTCAAGAGAATATTGAAATAATGTATATTAAACCATACAAAGCTGGATTTTTTTATTATTCACCAGTGTCATATCAAGGGGGCTTACAGTATGCAGAGCTTGAAGAGGAAATTGGAAATTTCCATTTAAATAACATTATGAACGGTATGTCGCCAAGTATGTTGATTAACTTCAACAATGGTGTGCCAAATGAAGAAGAAAGAGAGCTTATTGAACAGCGTATTTACAAGAAATTTTCGTCAAGTAGCAATGCGGGGAAATTTATACTTGCCTTTAATGACAATCCAGACACAGCCGCAAGTATTGAGCCAGTTCAACTATCGGATGCTCATCAACAATATCAATTTTTAAGTGAAGAAAGCTCAAGAAAAATAATGGTTTCTCATCGTGTAGTAAGTCCAATGTTGTTTGGAGTAAAAGACAAAACTGGATTGGGAAACAACGCTGAAGAAATCCAAACAGCTTCTACGCTTATGGACAACACTGTCATACGTCCGTTTCAAAGACTTTTAATTGACTGTTTAGACCAAATATTAGCTTATAACAATATATCGCTTAATTTATATTTTAAAACGCTTCAACCGCTTGAATTTACAGACCTTGAAAACGTTGAAGATGAAGAAACAAAAGAAGAAGAGACAGGTGTAAAATTAAAAAAGCAAGTTTGCAACCACAACAATGTTTCTTTGAGTAAAGAAGAAATGTCAAAAATTGCAGATGATTTAATATCTAAAGGTGAAGAATATGGTGATGATTGGATTTTGGTTGACGAACAACCAGCGTTAGAAGATGAAACACAAATTCAAGATTATTTTGCGTTTGCTAAAGTAGTAAGTGGTGATGCAAGAAAAAGAAGCACGCAAGACACTGATATTTTTAGAGTAAGATATGCTTATACAGCAGGTAGAAAAACAGAAGGTGAATCCCGAGAGTTTTGTAAAAAAATGATGGCGGCAAATAAAGTCTATCGTATGGAAGATTTAAACAAACAAAGCACCGCAAACTCAGAGCTTGCACCAAAAGGAGAAAACTCTTATAACATCTTTCTCTATAAAGGCGGTGTTAACTGTAGCCATTATTTTATGAGAAGAATTTATTTGAAAAAAGGAAACAAAAAAATATCGGTTACAAGAGCTAGACAAATCATCAGTCAATTACCTAAAAACCAAAGAAAAGGTGCAAAATTTGAAACAAATCCGCCAGAAGTTGCACAAATAGCGTCAAAGAAAAATAACAACTGGAGAATTAATTAGATATGGCAACAGCTCTTTTCATAAAACCCATTGATTTAAAAAGAAACTCTATTGTTGACGGGTCAGTAGATGTTGACAAATTTCTTGGCTTTATAAAGCTGTCTCAAGAAATACACATTAGGAATTATTTAGGTACTGATTTATACAATGACTTACAAACGAAAATTATTGGTGACACTCTTACCACTGCCGACACGACTTTGATAAATACATATATTCAACCAATGCTCATTCATTTTGCTATGGTTGATTATTTACCATTTGCGTCTTATCAAGTTAAAAATGGTGGAGTTTTTAAACACACAAGTGAAAATAGTGAAAGCGTAAGTAAAGAAGAATTAGATTATTTGATTGCAAAGCACAGAAATTTTGCAGAATATTATACAAGAAGATTTATTGATTTTATGACTTTCAATCAAAGTACTTACCCAAAATATAACAGCAATACCAATGACGATATACCTCCCGATAAGGACAGTTTGTTCAATGGTTGGCAATTATGAGATATAAACCTAAAAATCAAAATATTAAAAAATTAAAAGTTTATTTGAAATATGGCAAGTTTACTAAATCAGCAAATAAATCAGACATATGTAGCTCTATTAAAAACGACGGACAACGTAGTTTTAAGTAGTACAGAGCAAGTTATTACTGATGGTTCTGGAAATGCTTCCACGATTCGTTTAAGCACAAGTGGAGTT